TATCACGGATACATGGAACGCATCTGGGGTAAACATGAAAATTGTGTACATGAAGATGGGTTTGAAGAAGCCTACTCTAAAAAATACTTACGTGATTTAGATTCTAATATATAAATATCTGTGAATAAATTGCGCAATGCACTTTACAACTATGGGTGTTAACATGATTAAAACAGCTTTTCCAGTTAATGTATTAATTAAGGATTATGATGATTTAGGAGATTTTTCCGATAATCTAACAACTGCAGTTCAAACTATATTTCAAAATTTAATTGCAGAAAAAGAATTGTCAAGAGATGATGTAACTAATCAAGAATACCCTGTCTTTACAGAACAAAATCTGTCAATATTTCCAGAACTTAAACAGTTACAAGAAATATTCGTTGACGGTTTTTTTGAACTAGCAAACTCTTTTGAAGAAAACGCTCTTACAAGAGAGATCATATCAAATATGGTATCTATCAATGCTGGTAGACTACCCTTGATGAAGAAGGGTGATTATAAGAGAGTTCACGCTCATAAAGGTGCTATAGCTTTTGCTGTATTTTATCTAACAGATGTAGATAATGAAAAGCATGGGGGCCAGCTAGTTTTAAAAGATCCGAGCTTTCCTAACAACTATGGTTTCCATCCACCTGAAGATTTTGTAATTAACACCAAGAAAAACAGATTGATTGTTGCACCAGCTTACGTATGGCACGAAGTAACTCCATACACTGGAGATAAAGATAGACTAACTATAGTAGTAAATCTTCACCCGGATGTCGTATCAAACTAGATGTAATATAAATATAGTTGTAGTGATGATATTCACTGAACACGTTCTGGACCCGGGGGCAGCACCCGGCAGGTCCACCACAGATACACTTTAAGTAGCAGGACAACATGTTTCGGACTGCGGGATAGGCGAGGCGGTAAGTGTATCTTTGATGGGCCTGACAAAGGATCGACAGGCGAACTAGGCAGGATGGAGCTACCGGGATCTAAGCGCCGTTACCGCGAAGAAAACAAGAAATGCAAACGATAACTTTGCTCCTGTAGCTTACGCCCTAGCGGCCTAATCTACTTGGGTTGGCAACTTACCTCGAAACAGAAAAGTTGCGCTTACACAACACACATCACAGAAAGGTCAAATATGACATATATTAATTTTCCACACATAATTCAACAGCCAAACGTCAACACTCTTCCAAATATGACTACGTTAATCCAGCCTGGTGTTCAAAAACCTTCACTTGCCGATTCGTTCAAACCAAAGCGCGCAGGAACAAAAACATCGCACGTCATCTTTGTTCTTGATGACTCAGGTTCTATGCAGTCATGCAAAGATGCTACTATCTCTGGATACAATGAGTATCTACAGGGACAGAAAGCAGACGCAAAGGAAAAAGGTATTCCTACCTTTGTATCACTCTATAAGTTCGACGGTTCGTCGGTCAAATCAGTCTTTAATCGTGTGTCAGTTGAAGAAGTAAAAGATCTTGATGAAGATTCTTACAACCCGCAGGGTACAACCAATCTTTATGATGCTATCGGCGGAGTTATGATGCAGATCAATACTCAGTTGGCTGCAAATAAGAAAGCAGATCGTGACTCTATCGTTATCACTATCCTAACAGATGGTCATGAGAACGCATCACGTACTTTCCATAACACGGCTATTAAACAGATGGTCGAAAAGGCAGAAGGTAAGAACTGGGGCTTTATGTTCCTCGGTGCAAACATTGATGCGTTCGCTGCCGGTTCATCACTTGGCTTCGGTGTTAACAATACTATTCAATATGACACGAATTCGATGGGTGCTACTATGCAAGCTGCGTCTGCAATGACCTCTCGTATGAGAAGCGCATATGCAAAAGGTATGGATACTAGCATGACCTATGCGTCTGCTTCCTTTACGGATCAAGAGCGTACATTGGCGGTATCGAAAGATGACAAATAAGAACCCTTTTGAAGTTCGACTTGATGTCATGAAGATGGCGCAAGAGATGCTTGATAAGGAACACTATGCAAAGGAACAGAAGTATCTTCAGAAATTGGATGAGTTAAAGAGACTCAACTGTGGAAGTTACGGCCAAGAAATAAATGACTTCATTGAAAAGAATGCTCCTGCTGCATACACGCCTGAAGAAGTTATAACACGAGCAAGTACTCTTTATAACTTTGTATCTTCATCTACTAAAAATAACTAAAGAAAAGGGGCTTAATTGCCCCTTTTTTACAAAACAATATTATTTCTTTAACACGGTTGTTACATTCATAATATAAATTACTATTGAATAGGCTACGCGTCGTAGCTTAGTTTGTGAGGAGAAGTACATGAAAGTAATACTAGGCGCTCTTATATTAGCAGCATCGACATCATTTGCATTAGCAAGAGATAATATTCAAATCACCGGTTCTTCAACGGTTCTACCTTATGCAACTATTGTTGCTGAGTCATTTGGCGAAAACTTTGATTTTCCTACACCAGTAGTTGAAGGTGGTGGATCGGGTGCCGGGCGTAAAAAGCTATGTGAAGGTACTGGCGGCAACACTCCAGACATAGCGAACAGTTCTTCAAAGATGAAGGAAGAAGAATGGGCAAAGTGCGAAGAAGCTGTTGGTACGATCACTGAAGTTCGTATCGGATATGACGGTATCGTTTTTGCTTCTAACATTGACCAACTAAATATTGAAGACCTTACTGTACTTCAACTTTGGACTGCACTACACGCTGATAGCACTGCTAAGATGTGGAGCGATATCGATCCTGCGTTTCCAGCGATTGAAATTCTTGCACTTATCCCAGGAACAAAGCACGGCACTCGTGAAGTGTTTGACGTAAAAGTTATGGAAGAAGGCTGTAAGGAATCGCTAGGCGTAGAAAAACTTTCTGATGAACAGAAATCTTTTTGCACAGAAGTACGCACAGATGGTGTAGCAGTTGATATCGATGGCGATTATACTGAAACACTGTCGAGACTCGACGCAAACCCAACCGCGATGGGTGTATTCGGGTTGAGCTTCTATCAGAACAACACAGCTAAACTAGAAGTCACGACTATAAGTGGTGTATTCCCAGATGTTGACACAATCGCAAGCGGAGACTATCCAATTAGTCGTCCACTATACTTCTATGTAAAGAACGCTCACGTCAGCGTTATTCCTGGCTTAAAAGAATACATTGAGTTCTTTGTAAGTGATGATATTGCCGGTGAAGGCGGTGCGCTTTCTGTATATGGTCTAGTACCAGATCCAGATCTAGCAGCTACTCAAGAACTGGTAAAGAATATAGAGTAACTTCATATAAATAGGAGGGGGTAATACTATCCCCTTCTATTTTAAGGAGACTAACATGCAAAGTGCAAATTTCATGATAGATTTTATACAATCTTCAAAGAAACAATTTGTTGCTGCTACAGTTACTGATGAAAGAGTTAAAGCTGGACTCAATTCATTTGTTGATAAACAGACTGAACTATGCAAGATAATGACTAAGAATAATGAGGAATTTACTAAAATTATTATTGATAGTATTATTAAACCAACTAACGTATGTAAACCATGAATACTTTAAAAGATCTAACTTGGGAACATCATAAGAAGGCCGAGAGAACTTCTTTTATTCGTAGGATGTTAAAACAAGAACTAACTCCGTATCAATACTATGTATATCTATCGAATCAATTTCTTATGTACACTACATTAGAGACTGCTGCTCTGAATGCACACGTATTAGATGGCATTCGTGAGATACAAAGAGTTACTCCTATGTGTAAAGATCTTCAGGAACTAGAAAGAGAATATGGTTTTGAAATACCAGTTCACTTAAAGAGTACATCCAACTATATGGAATATATTCATAAGATATCAAAAGAACCTAATAAACTTCTTGCACATATCTATGTAAGACATATGGGTGATCTATCCGGTGGTCAAATTATTAAAAAGTATGTTCCTGGTAATGGTGAACACTATAAGTTTGATGACATGGATAGTTTAAAAGAAAGAGTTAGAGCAAAGCTTCACGATGGTCTAGCCGATGAAGCTAAAGTCTGTTTTGGCATGGTAACAGATTTTATGGAAGAATTGGAGAGTAGCTTTGGAGATATGGAACGATCTGATACTTCTGTCTAATAAGATAGAAACATTATTTAATGATAACTTAGATCAGTATCCAATACCAGAAAAGATTGATTTCAAAGGTTGGAGAGATCAATATTGGCAATCAAATGAAATAAGAAAATGCCACTTAAAAACTATTGATAATAGAGATACGCAAAAGCTTTGGCTAATGCATATCAACATATTTCCACAGATGAATATTAATTTACCAATACTAGGGTTTGATATAGTCGCAGGACCAAATAAAATAACCGGTTCGTTTTTTGACTATTCTCCTGTTGACAAACACCCATTTATGGATTATTTTTATTCTAGAGTAAAAGATATCTCATGGAACAAACCTAGAGAGCTTCCTGATTGGGCGCAACAGATATTTTCTAAAAATATGATTGCGGCTGGAAATATAAGAACAGAAGAAGAGATAGAACAGTTATCGACTGTATGTTTCGAATTAATACAACACTACATTGAAAATTCAAATATCATAAATAATGAAGTTGGTGATTATAAAGATAAACACAACTTTTACTGTAAGCAACAAAAATTAAACCCGCATCTACATCGATCCATTATATCTATGGGAATATCTGAAGAGGATAAAGATAGATACGTAAATAGAGTTCTTTTTGAAGAAATTCCATGAACGACATAGAAGCATATCGAGAATACCCATACCTAACTCATTGGTATAACAAACTGTGGTTGTCTGAGCAGTTGAAGTATCGCTGTGGGCCTGCTGGACTGCCACCAGATGCGACAGGCTGGTACGTTGTCAGACCTATAGTCAATCTATCTGGTATGGGTATAGGCGCAAAAAAGATATGGATAGATGCAGGAGATAACAAGCAGGTTCGGCCAGGTTACTTCTGGTGTGAATGGTTTGAAGGAAGACAGTACTCAGTAACGTATCGCTGGGACGGATGGTCTTGGATTCCAGTCTCATGTTGGGAAGGAACTAAAGACGATCAAGATTTATCTAGATTCTATAAGTGGACTAAGTCGGATCATTATCCACGTCTAAGTATCCTATTTCATGAGTTGGGCGATTTAGAAATGATAAATGTTGAGTACATCGAGGATAAGCCTATAGAGGTCCATCTACGAACTTCACCAGATCCTGACTACAACGAACTGATACCAGTTTGGAAAGACCAAGAAAATTTAGTTGACAAACATATAGATATGGGATATAGTTATATTTCCAGCTACGATGATGGCGACGGATTTTTAGAAACTCCTAGAGTAGGTTTTCTAGTAAAGAATTGAAAGGATTATCATGCTACTAAAAACTCTTTTTAAAGAAAGTGATCATGGCTCATATAGAGCAGAAATATATCAAAAAGGTAGTGATAGTTTTTTCGTAGATTATTACTCACCGAGCGGAAAAATAAAAACGACACCATTCACGAATTCATCCGTTCTCTATGTTGAAAGTTCAGCGTTAACTTGGCTAGATAGTATTCAGGTACTTAAGGGATGATAGATACACAAACTCCAGAAAAACTACATCATGAGATATCAAAGATGCTTTCGACTGGCGTATCGTATATCGATGCGTTGGTTGAATATGCCAAACTAAAAAATGTAGAGATTGAGACGGTAGCAGAGATCGTTAAGAAATCTACTATTATGAAGGAAAAGATAAGGTCGGAAGCTGTTGGTATGAAACTAGTGAAAAAAGATAACAATGTCAGTAAACTATGCGAATGAAGCTTCCTTTAAGGCGTACATCGAGTACCTTGCTCTAAAGAAACATTTTACTACTGATAACTACGATTATCATAAGTACAATGGAAAGGTGAAGGCATCCTTCGAAAAATTCACGACTCGAAACGATGCATTCTTCTTTCATAAACTATCCAAGAAGCGTGATTGGAACAAGGTTCTATTAGCAAACGTAGTTAAGAACCAGAGTGTATGGATACGCGACATAGTTGAGGAGACTGGCGAGAGTGTCTTTTTAGCTTGGGAGTCTAGGATGGACTCTATTACATACACGTTTAAGGAAGACTTGAAAAAGTTAAATGAGGACTACACATCAAACTTTTTCGTTAAGAATGGGCAGTACCCCCTGCTTTTAACGCTATATTTACAGTACAGGATATCTTTGGAATCTTTTTCTATACTTGCGCACTCTGCAAAGGTTTATGAATATTGGGAAAAGGAAATATCTGATAGAATAGTAGCGAAGGACATAATTCGTCTATCTAAGAAATACTACCCATTTCTTGAGATAGATCAAAAAAAATTTTCGGGGATAGTAAAAAATCACTTCTTTGGATATAAATAGTATAGTAATGAGGCGATATACAGCCACGTTGCGATACACTGTAATACATTGCAATATTAATTAGGAGAATACAAATGTCAGTAGACTTTCAGTCACTCAAGAAGAACCGCTCTAAATCTTTAGACAAGCTAAACGAACAGCTAACGAAGATAGGTTCAAAATCATACGCAGATCCAAACGAAGGCAAATATTGGAAACCAACTCGTGATACCGCGGGTAATGGTTTCGCAATCGTTCGCTTCCTTGACGCTCCTCAGGGAGAAGATATGCCGTTCGTTCGTATTTGGGATCACGGGTTCCAAGGACCAGGTGGTTGGTATATCGAAAACTCACTCACCACACTAGGTAAAGATGACCCGGTGTCAGAATATAACTCAAAGCTCTGGAACACTGGACTTGAGACTGATAAGGAACAGGCAAGAAAGCAGAAGCGTCGTCTTCACTACATTGCTAACGTCTATATCATCAAGGACTCTGGTAACCCAGATAACGAAGGCAAAGTATTCCTCTTTAAGTTTGGTAAAAAGATCTGGGACAAACTCAATGATCTAATGAATCCATCCTTCGAAGATGAAAAGCCAGTCAACCCATTCGATCTTTGGGAAGGCGCAAACTTTAGGCTCAAGATCCGCCAGTTTGAAGGTTATGCAAACTATGATAAGTCAGAGTTTGATACTTCGGCTCCACTTTTCGACGATGATGAAAAGATGGAAGGCGTTTGGAAGCAATCTCATTCTCTACAGGATGTAATTGATCCAAAGAACTTCAAAACATATGAAGACCTCAAGGCAAAAATGTTCAGAGTTCTAGGAATTACAGGTAGCGACGCAGGCCTACGTGGCACTGCAGCTGCATCTGCTGAACAAGAATATGACGAACTTGACATGAGTTCGCTATCATCAAAGAAGGAAGCATCAGCTGCGCCGATGAAGCAAGCTGAAAGTACTCCAGCACCAGCCGGTGAAGATGATGATGATCTAGAGTTTTTCAGAAATCTAGGCAAAAGCTAATACAAAATAAAATAGAGTGAGAGAGTGAAAGCTCTCTCACTTATACTTTAAAAGTTCATTTCGGGCTTTACAGTACTATTCTTATTCAGAGGTAAACATATGATAAAAAGAGAAGAAAAGATTGAGGAGTTCGACTTTGGTTTTAGTTTTACTGATGAAGATATTTTTGAAACGCAAGACAAAGTAGAGAAGCTACAAACAGCAGTCTCTACAGATAAACAAACGATAGAAGATCTAGAAAAAAGAATTAATATGCTATTCAACGCAATAGCACCATTCCTAGATAACTTGTGTAAGAACCCAGAAAAGTCAACTATTCACTGGCCTAATCGAGTTCAAAAGATTCAAGAATATAAAGGTAAACTAAAATCAATAGTGGAAGGAAACCAATAAATGAGTCTATTAGAAAAAATGTTGAAGTCCGGTAATATTAAATCGGCTGCAATACTTTCAAAGTCAACCTTCTTTAACGCAAAGGAAGTTATTCCAACCGATCTACCAATCCTTAACATTGCGTTTAGTGGATCTCTCGATGGCGGATTGCTTCCGGGTCTAACCGTGGTCGCAGGCGCGTCAAAGAGCTTTAAAACCATGCTATCATTGTACTGTATGAAGGCATACCTTGATAAGTATCCTGATGGCGTAGCAATCCTGTACGACTCAGAATTTGGTATTACACCAGATTATATCGAGAGCTTCAAGGTTGACATCAATCGTGTCATTCACATTCCTATCGAGAACGTTGAGCAGCTTAAGTTCGATATCGTTCAACGTCTACAGGAAATAGAAAAGAAGGACCGAGTCTTTATTATGATCGACTCTATCGGTAACCTTGCTTCTAAGAAAGAAGTTGAAGATGCCGAGAACGAAAAGTCAGTAGCTGATATGTCAAGAGCAAAGAGTCTGAAGTCGCTCTTCCGTATCATTACTCCACACCTTACTACAAAGAACGTTCCTTGCCTTGCTGTTAACCACATCTACCAAGAGATCGGTATGTTCCCTAAGAACATCGTATCAGGCGGTACTGGTATCTATTACAGCGCAAACCAGATCTTTATTATTTCAAAGGCGCAAGAAAAGGATGGTACTGAACTCGCTGGTTTCAAGTTCACTATCAATATTGAGAAATCAAGATACGTTAAGGAAAAATCAAAACTTCCATTCAACGTATACTTCAACGGCGGTATTCAAAAGTGGTCATCGCTATTTGAGTTTGCACAGGAAGCTGGGTTTGTTATTAAACCAAAGGTAGGTTGGTATCAGTTGGTAGATGCTGAAACCGGAGAGATATCTGAAAAGAGCTACCGTGCTAAGGAACTTGAAAACAATGATGAGTTCTTTGAAAAACTGATAAAGAATGCAGACTTCAAAGCATACGTGGAGAAGAAGTTCAAACTTACAACTATAAGTGGCATTGATAGAAATATTCCAGAGTCCGATGATGAAGACATTGACAATGATGAGGACATGTAATATAATAACTCTATTATGACTACTTTAGCTTCCTCGGTTTTATTATCGAGGAAGCATACTTTTCAACTATTCGCGCGGATTAAGAGGTTCATTGGATGCTAGAGAAAACTATTTTATCAAACTTAATATTTAATGAAGAATTTTGCAGAACAGTATTCCCTTACATTAAGGAGGATTACTTCGACGAAAATTCTTCAAAGAAGATCTTTTCAACATTTTCAGAATACGTTGAAAAGTACAAGTCACCACCTTCTATTGAAGCTCTTAAGATCTCAATGGATAATAGAAAAGACTTAAACGAAAGTTCGTATAAAGAAATCCTTCAGACAGTTGATGAACTTGCTATTGATGAAAAGACGAACCAAGAATGGCTCATTAGCGAAACAGAGAAATTCTGCCAGGACAAGGATCTATACAATTCTGTTCGTAAAGCAATCCTTATCCTTGATGGTCAAGACAAGGAATATGATAAGGGCGGAATTCCTAAACTTCTATCTGACTCGCTTGGCATTAGTTTTGACAATAGTGTAGGTCATGACTTCCTTGAGGACTATGAATCTCGTTACGATTACTATCATAGAAAGGAAGAACGCCTTCCGTTCGATATTGACATTCTAAACAAGATTACTAAGGGTGGCATTCCTAGGAAGTCTATGACAGTCCTTCTAGCAACGACCGGTGGCGGTAAGAGCTTATTCAAGTGTCATATGGCAGCGACCAACCTAATGTTCGGTAAGAACGTTCTATACATCACGATGGAGCTTGCAGAGGAAGAAGTGGCTCGTCGTATCGACGCGAATCTAATCGATACTCGCCTTGATGATATTATGAGCATATCTCGCAAAGAATATCAGAAGATGGTTGACAAAGTAAAGAATAAGACTGTTGGTAAACTAATCATCAAGGAATATCCAACAGGATCTGCACACGCTGGCCACTTCAGACATCTTCTTAATGAACTTCGTATGAAGAAGAACTTTGTTCCTGATGTTATATTTGTTGATTACCTAAACATCTGCGCGTCTTCAAGAGTAAAGGGCGCCGCTGCGTCAAACTCATACACGCTCGTTAAATCTATTGCCGAAGAGATCCGTGGTCTTGCTATGGAATTCAACGTCGCAATTGTTACATCATCTCAGTTCAATAGAGGCGCATACGATAGCTCAGATGTAGAGTTGTCAAATACATCAGAATCTATGGGTATTACGCATACTGCCGATGCTATCTTTGGTCTCATAACGAGCGAGGAGTTGGAACAAAAGAAACACCTAATGATTAAACAACTTAAGAACCGTTGGGGAGACATATCATACTATAAAAGGTTCGTGGTTGGTATTGACAGATCAAAGATGAAGTTGTATGAGCTAGAACCAGAAGCGCAAACCAAGATCCAATCAGAATCATCGAACAATTCATCAAACAGAAAAGGCGATACTAAAGAGGATGCACCTATCTTTGATAGCGGCAAGTTCTCGCAAGATTGGGAAAACATTACACCAGTTCGAAAAAAGAAAAGCTTTAACACCGAAGGGAATATATTATGAGCTATGCCGTGAAAGAAACATCTGGTCAGTTTGATGTATACGAAAAAGGAAACGATGTTATAATCGAATTAAAGACGAATGAAAAGAAAGCTTATGAACTGTGTAGAAAACTCAATCTAGGTTCTGGTTTTAACGGTTGGACTCCTGGTTTCTTTACTACAAAGTATGAGACTACGGAATATTAATCTTAATATTATAAATAAATTCAAAAGGGATTTATTTTATGGCAAGAGGTCTAACGCATCCAACTGCTCACGTTGGAACTCCTATGATAGATGTAGAAACAAAGATCGAATACACCTATGAAGGATTTACCTTTGCGCCAAATATTAACGATATAATTAAAGACGTTGAGATAATAAAAACTGTTAAGAGTGCACTTTCATCAGGTGCACTCTTTTCATTTTCTAAAGCAGGAAAGAAGTACGGAATAGTTTATTATTCCAGATCAGTGACGCCATCATCCTCGATTAAAGCAGGCGACTTAGGTTTAATATATTCAGGAAGAAAAGGCGCAACTGAAAATCTTAAGATACAATCAGATACACTAATACGTTATGGCAAACTTGAGGTTAGAACTCTAAATGGTCAGGATGTTAGATGCGCAGTATTTACGACCGCAGAGCAACTAGAGAATTCAATACTCAGAGCGTTAAAAGAAAATCGTAACGTTGGTCCGCATATATATGATGCCGTGCAGGATTACTTCAATTCAGATAATCTTAAAAAGTTAAATTGGGACGACTCTTTTCAACCGTCTGATATAAACGAACTCGGTAAATACCTAGGCGAACTTATAATTGGAGTAATTGTATTAAGAGGTAAACTAGACGGAAAGTTTAGTTCAAACGTATTCTTAAATCAAAAGATAAAGGAATTCATTGTTCCAGACGATCCTTCTTTCTCAGGTGTTGACTCTGCATTTGTAAAAGAAGACGGATCTTTAATTCCTGTATCATCAAAACTAGGATCCGGAGCTAAAGCATCGTTCTTTACAAACTTCTTGCCAAAGGTGATTGATAAGACGAACCTTAAAGATAGCGTTATTAAGGATATTGCATCATCTGCAAGAAACGCTGGTATAACTAATGCCATCCTCACTGCAAAAAGAGGCGCAAAAGAGATTACATACGAATATAGTATAAGAGATATCTTAGGCATTGGTCCAAACAAGATTCGCAACACGTATCAAGTATTTACAGATGTAAAGAAAAATAATATAACAAACGAAGTACAACTTGTGATAGACGCCATTAAGAAGAATACTATGATAGAACAAGGTGTGAAGGATAAGCTTCCGTTGTCTATGACAGCAGTGTTTAGTAGAGAGATGGCTCGCAGACTCAACACCGACAAAGAGAGTCTTGACATCATAGCAGGTGTACTAGCAGGCAAGGACTTCTATCAAGCTAACTTGGACATCAACAGATGGAAACGTGGTGAAGTATTCTTTAAGCTACTTCAATCAGGAAAAGCAAAGGTATCTTTCATTGGTAACAAGTCTGCGATAATGGACGTAGACGCAAAACAGGGATTGCTGAACTATGAACTCAAATACGTATAACATAATAAGTTTTAAATCATATCTTGAAGAACAGACTCGTGGCAAAGGTCTAACTATCTTTGATATCGATGAGACTCTTTTTCAAACTAAAGCACTTATTCGTGTTATGAAGGATGGAAAGATAATTAATTCTTTAGATAATCAACAGTACAATGAATATAAGCTTCAGCCAGGCGAATCATTTGATTACGGCGAGTTTAAAAATGCGCAGGTGTTTCACGATACATCAATTCCAATCTGGTCTATGATTAAGAAGGCAAGAGCAATAATAGCAAACTCTGTTAATTCCGGATCTAAAGTAATTATTGTAACCGCCCGTGCTAACTTTGATGATAAGAAAAAGTTTTTAGATACGTTTCGTAGATATGGAATTGACATTGATAACGTATATGTTGAAAGAGCTGGAAATCTTAATCTAGGTTCTTCTGCAAAGAATAAAAGGTTTATCTTTCACAAATATCTACGCAGTGGTAAGTACGAGAGAGTTCGTTTCTTTGATGATGCAATGTCAAACATTACCATGTTTAAAGCTCTCGAAAAACAATACCCAAACATATCCTTCGAATCGTATCACGTTAAACACGACGGTACTGTAAGAAAAATATGAATTGTTTATAAATAGTCTAAATCCAAACAAATTCATCTGAGGAACCTCATATATGCTTCGCTTCAAACAGTTCATCATCGAAGGTGGTAATGTTCAAATAGGTGATGCGTCAGCTGAGCGTATAGACCTATCAAAGATAGATCGTGATCGCATTGTTGACAGACTCACTCGAACACTAAGAGTGATAAATCTTTCGTTCCAAAAGATCAGTGGTCTTCCACTATGGGAACCCGACTTATTTAAAAGTAAACAGTTCTTAAGTGGTTCTGCGTTCCATTTCTTCAATAAAGCGATAGCAACTCCTGAATTTAAGATGTATAAGAATACCGTTGGCGATATCGATACACAAGTTGATAAGGCACAGAAGGATCATATTAAGAGATTCCTTGACGCAAACGAGGGAAAGAAGTTTGGTTACGGAACGTTAATCGGTTATAAAACATCCGGAGAACAGTACATCACTCTTTGGCGTTTTGACGATCCTGAGATCAATATTCAGATCGATATAGAGTTGGTGGACTTCTTTAAAGGTAAACCGACTGAGTGGAGCCAGTTCTCGCACTCGTCTGCATGGGAAGATATGAAGGAAGGCGTAAAGGGAGCGTTCCAAAAATATCTCTTAAGAGCCTTTACAACTAAGACACTCCGTGATATAATAATACTTAAAGGCAAGAAGGAAGTACCTACTAAGGTTAAGTCAACAGATCTTGCGTTCTCTGTAACTCTAGGTCTTCGTGAAAAGATTAAACCAGTTATGGATGGAGATAAGCAACGTATGATAGACGGATTACCGGTCTATACAGAAATTGCTACCAAGGATTCTACATACACTAGCGATCTTAAGACAATGTTCACCATACTCTTCGGTACTAATCCTTCAGCTTCAGATATGAAAGACTTTGCATCATTTATGGGCGGCCTGAGACTAGCGAATAAGTACTTCACACCGAAGGAAAAAGAGATGCTGATCATAGGTTTTGCATACACTCTATTCGGGCCAGGTGCGCAAGGTTTATATCGTGGCGATCCAGAACAAGATCACAAAGAAAAGTCAGTTGCTCTAAAGAGAATGCTAGATACGTTAAAGGTTTCACACGATCAAAAGGCTATCGATAAAATGCGATCCGATTATTATGCGAGTTATAGATGAAATCGTTTAAGAGCTTTGTAAAAGAAAACGTAGCTTCGACTACTCGTGAGAGTATGCTTCATCTTCAAAAGATGAACGATATCGAGTTCATAGAGTTCGTAAGATCCGTAAAGAATGAGATGGAAGGTAAGTTAAAGAACCTTTCGGTATCGTTAAAGGTAGACGGTGCCGGTGCTCGTTTTGGAAAGGACGCAAGCGGTCGTCCATTCTTTGAAGGAAGCCGAACCGGTCCTATCTTTGAACCAAAGACGTTCTCGTCATTCGCTAGGAATAAAGGGACGTCTGATACAATTCAATTGGCAAGAGCTGCTCACTACGATGACATATTTGATATCGTCGTTAGCGCAGCATTTGTAAAGTCACTACCGAAAGACTCAAAGGTAATCGTAGAACTGTTCTATAATCCTATGGGTGAGATTACTCAAGACGGCATTAAGTTTGTAACCGTTTCATACGATCGTAAGAAACTTGGCCAAATAATGACGATAGTTCCATTTAAAGTTGTAAAGGCTTCAAACGGAGAACCGCATCCAGACTCAGATAACATCATAAAGAATCTATATAAGCAATCAAATGATAAGATACGTTTTATCGATCCTGCGTTGTCAACAAAGGGAGAGGTGGATATATCAGGAAAGATAGATCCGATCCTTAGTTTGAACAAGGAAATGATTGAGGTATTGAAGTCTCGAAAAGCTGCTGATAAGCAGGCAAAGGAAGACACTAAAGCAATCATCCAGAGTGTAAAGGATGAAGTAGCTGAATACATTCTAAATCATCCAAACATTGTGGGAAAGTTTAAATTGGGTCCCGACATAGAAGGATTGGTTTTAAACATTAACGGCAAGATGGTGAAGGTTACAACACCAGAGTTCAAAGCAAGCAAAGCAAAAGAACGTGCAGACAGATAATCATCAAAAGGTATCCCATGAAAAACAATGAATTAAAAAAATTCGCGCAGATGCTATCCGAAGAGTTGAAGAAGCCAAAAGAAATTCAACCAACAGAAATTCAAGTAGAATCAGCTGCGCCAGTTGAAGTATCCTCTATCGATTTGGTTTCGCAATACTTATCTAAAAAAAGAGTAGCAAGCGAAACCGCAATTATAACAGAGACCAATAATAGTATCGAAGAAGCTGTTACTAATCCGGCTAATATCGAAAAACAAAGATGGGTTGATCCCTTAGTACCATTGGATCAAAAGTTCGTAACTGTTAAGGATATGAATGATCACTATACTAAGTTTCTTGCTAGAATTCAGCAACAGATGTCTTCCATTGGTGGTGGCGGTGAAGTTAAATTTCGTGGATTAGACGATGTTGTAACTTCAACTACTGGAACTAATAAATTCCTAACCTACAATCCAATTACTAAAAAATTCTATTTTGACTTTATAAATCCTGCAACTGAAAGTGAACTTGGCGGTATCATACCAGGACCTGGTTTTACAATTGACGTCGATGGAACATTAGGGCTTAATGCAGGCCCGAGCTTTTACTTAGATGAGACTGGTACATTTAGACTTAGACCAGGTAGTTCAGATCTCATTGGTGGTATTAAGGCAGGCCCAGGAATTGCTATTGATCCTGACGGTACACTGTTCATTGATACAGAAGGACTTCCATTTACATTTGGAGATTTTACAGGATTAGTTGGGAAATATAGTAGC